GGATTCCTTTTTTTGAGCATACCGAATATATTCACTGTTTTACTAGACGATACGCTAGTTCTGAAGTTTGTTAACTTGGCGACAGAACTTTTGTTCCCTCTACCTTGTCAACTCGGCGGATACTGAGGACGAATTTCATCGCTAGCGTGTTACTGTGTGGAATTTGGAATATATATCCACAGAATACACTTCCCGTGTCGAATCTCGACAGGAGATATATACCACGTGCTTCTCACCCAAATCGAAAGTGAGGCAGTGAGATACGTGAATATATACGAGCTAGTCCTTAAAATCGCTAGGATTAGTTACCGAAGTTTCTTCGAAGGAATACCAACATATCGATCATGGCTCTCACTACATTCAAGAAGATCACCTACGAAGGAAAAGATTGGGACTCCCTCATGGGAGAAATTTCCGGGGTGTTACGTGACAACATCGTTGCCTCTACGACTTTCAGAGGTTGTGTACCTGTCGAAGCAAAGATTTCAAAGGGAGGAGCTCAAGCCTGGGATCTCTGTTCAAAGGATTTCTCAGTGTTTGCAACATCTTGGAAGAAGAAGGTCAGAAAATTGATCAATGTTGACCATCGTAACATATATCTTTGTTACGTTCCCAGGATTTTGCGTTCTACCTCGTGTAGCGATTCATGTTTCTTATTGAATAAAGCTACACTTGAGAAGATTCCCCTTGGAGTTTTTCCTCTAAATGAGATGTTTTTCGTTCGTACTGGTTGGCCTAGATCTTTGATGACTAAGGACGTGATAGATGGGAAAGGTCTTTGCCTTACACATCAAATCATTGCTCCTACTTTACCGGTCGGATGTTCCGCAGGTCGTTGGTTACCTTTTTGGGAAGAAGACTTCGGTCTCAAGATGACGTACCAAAAGGATGTGCCCATCACTTTTAAGACCAAATCTGAGTCTTTGGTGAAGGATGCGATTTCTGAAGCAGTGCGAGATTCGTTAATGGCTGGACTTGTCCAGAATTCTTCTCAAGTTCTGCTTTCTGATTCGAAGTTGTTGTCACCGATTCCCGGGAATTCACCCGAAGTGTTGATCGATTTTACCACTCAAAAGAGTGAGGCCAATGAAGATGTTGGATCCACTCTCCCGCGTGTTTTGTTGCAATCGAACGGAGCTAGTGTTGTTGAGTCAGTTGTTGAGGGGCGTGGCACCGGAAATTCGGCCCAAACACCGTTATGAGTATTGTGCGTATGCGGCTTTGCCGCGCGGCAATACGCGTTGTATGCCGTAGTGTGTCTATACTTCTTACTGACTCAATCGTCAACATGAATGCTCAAGGGAATGCCTTCTGTCAGCTTTGTGGTGGTGCTAAAGTCCCGAATTTGGGAAGAAGATGTCAACCGCCGTGGTGCGGGTTCTACCCCGCGGCGTGGGAAAACCCACCCAACGTTCACGTAACTTCGCTGCACAACGGCAGCGGAGTAACGCTATGCAGGCGACTCAGCCTATGATTGGTTCCATCCCTGTTGCTTTGGGATATTCTCTACCGGTTCAATTTCCGGGTTCTGAGTGGCATAAGATTTCCGGGTACTCCTTTGGGAGTACTTCGACGAACTATGTCTATTACCAGACCTTCGAGGCTGAACTGAAGAAGTTTCCAGATTTAATACACGCTAACACAGTGGTGTATTCTGTTCTGATTGGCTTTACCGTTAAAGCTGATGGTTATCCCGGCTTTGATGAAGCTTTCGATTCTACCGCGCTCAAAGAGCCTGAAGCACCGAATCGACACAGGTTCCTCTCGTCCAAATATTGTGGACTTGAGAAGGTTTTTCCCGCTGGGACAGTGGCTTCTGATCTCAATGGATCCCATGCTATTTTATGGGTAATTGATGCAGCCTTTCCCAGTACGATGAACGCTAATAGTGGTATCAAGGTTCATTCCATTTGGTGGCAGACTGCCAAACTGCCTCCAATGAAGCCCCCGCAGAATTTCTTACAATGTGAGAAATGACCACACTCGGGGAGTCGTTGTCTTGTTTGTGGGACCTCTTGGTCTCTGCAGACTTATACTTATCTTGAAGATTTTTCTCTCCGAGATGAATGCCTGCTATGTGGAGCAGATGCTGAAATCGGACTGATTTGTCCGTCATTCAAATGCCCTCTGGGGTGTACTCAGTACCCTTGTTTTGGATGAGTTTGTATTCCGACTGTTTGTTTCTCCCAGTCGATGCCTGTTGGTGTTTACAGACGAGTATGGTATTGACCATATGTTCCTATTCTCTCTCTCAGGAGAGGAGAATAGATGCCTCCAAAGGAGTCGC